TTACTTGGAACATCAACACCACCATCTTCTGGGCCAAGTCCAGCTTCTCTATTAATTTGGTCTTGCATATCATCAATTTCAGCATCAGTAAAATTAAGAACATTTTTCTGTACCCATTCTTTACTAAAAAATGTACCAATATATGATTCTATATTACCTAATGCATTAATCTTATCTTCCATTAACTCTGCTTTTTTCAGTTCTGCAAAGTGTCCGTCTTGCAAGAAGTCATATTGAATATGTTGTGACATCTGTGACCAATCTTCAAGAGTTACAATACCTTTCAACACTAATTGTGTTTTAAGCATATCTGTAAAAAGAGGAGTGAATTTTTTTCTAAGTCTTTGAACAAACTTAGTAAATTTTAATTCATCTCTTGTAATCTCTGTAGAACGACCAAGACTAAAATTGTTTTCTGCTTCCATACGAGAAACAGGAACATTCAATGACCTATATAATTTTCTTTGAAAGTATGTAATGTCATCAATCTCACCAAGATTAGAACCGCCTGGTAATGTAGTAATTTCTGTTCCTCTACCACCTTCTCTTCTAGGTAACCAAAAATCTTCTAACATTGACATATGATTTCTGTCATCTCGTATCTCACCAGTAGATGCATCATATACCAGTTTGTTACGATATCTATTCATAACATCTTTGAGGTATTGTTCTGCTTTTATCTTTGGTAAGTTACCAACATCAATGTAAAATATTCTACGTTCTGGAGCTCTTGATATTCTGTATATAACTAACGCATCTTCAATCATTCTCAACTGATTGACAGGTTTGATTGATTTATGTAAGTAAGATAGAACATGACCTTTATTCTGGTCAATCAATCCAGATGGACAATATGTAATACTATCACCAGATATTTTTATACCTTCACTTGTACCAGCTTGTGTATATAATCCTTTTTCATTGTAAAGATAATACTCTTCAACCTTTTTGATAGTCTCTACAGCACCACCACCTTTAGTTGACCTACCTTTTTGGAACTCTCTTACTTTTCTTATTTTTCTAGGTTCAATGTATCGTAAATCAACGACACCTCTTCTTGGATTATCTTTATCAATCACTTTATGATAGAAAAGTCTACCATCAATGTACCATCTACGAAATATATCGTGACCTTTTGTATCAAAGTCAAGTAATCTCATAACATGATTGAACTCTTCAGTTATCTTTTTCTTGATTGCATTTGTGTATGGAAGTTGGTCTAGAACAATAGATACTGATTGATCTCTTTCATCAGATACGATACTTTCATTAATGATGTCTTCTATCGCACTATCGCACTCTGGTTGTTGTGCGATATCACGATAGCGTCTGATAAGGTCATTCTCTGTTCTTTCTCGACCTTCTGTGTCAAGAACTTGACCAAAGAAACCACCACCAGCAACATCAATAGTGCCGTCTTCTGAAGTAGGGGGAGTGATTTTCTCACTCCCCTTATCGTCTTTTATTCTAGTAAATCTAAATCCAAATAAGTCTGCCATAATGTCTCCTAAACCTACTATTATTTAGTGGTTTTAAAATAGAAACTTATGACCTTATAGAGTTATCAAGGCCAGGAATATTAGATGGTTCAAAGTGTTGATATCTCCAAGTTACTTCAAATGTTTCTATTTCACCAGCTTCTGCACTACTTAAATCAATAGTACCGATTGTTAGTGGAAATGAACTTTTGAAAATATAACTTTTAAGTATTGTATCATCTCTATCTAACTGTTCAACAAATAGGTCTGTTTGATAGTTAGCAGGGATTGATGTTCCTTGATTAGTTCTAAAATTGTTAATACCATTATGCCATGTTTCCATTGCATTTCTTATCATAAAATCATTATCATTGTAAAATGTTACTGTCCATGTTTCTGGTGCTGGTCTATCACCTGTTACATAGATATTTCTTCCTCTAAATGGAACTGCAATCTCACCAAGTGTTGAGCCTGGTAAGTTTGATGCAGTTACTAAGAAAGAGGTTCTACGAACATCTAGTCCTATATTTATACCAGTTGGTTCTGTAATTGTAACTCTAAATTGGTTTGCTCTTGCACCACCAAATTTTAGATTTGATTTAAAATCGTCTATTGCGGCCATATTATCCTCCTACCTCACTAAATGACACTCCAGTTCTTGTAGCGACAAAACTTAGTGTAATAAAATTGATTGCTCTACTTGGTTTGACAAAAATATCTGCAACAAACTCATTTCTATCTATTACTTCACCTGTGTTATTACTTGCATTTGCAACAACACTAAAGTCTGTGATACCTCTTCTTCCTTGAATTTCTCGTAAGAAAGGTTCTATTAGATTTCTAAATTGAGCTCTTGTAAATTCATCATTGAACTCAAAGAGTTGAAACTTAGCTGCAGTTGCGATTGCTTTTTCCAAGAGTAAGAATAATCGTCTAACATTTATTCTATCAAATGCACTTGGTTTATTCAATGCAGTTTTATCACCAAAAAGTGTCACACCCTGTCCAGCAAAGTTAACTACAGGATTGACTCTTGCACGATAAAGTCTATCTCTCTCTGCGTTATTTGGGTTGTATGATAACTTGATTGCACCTCTAATCCTACCACGATTAAATCCAGCAGGAGAGAAGAATGAATCTGCAACTTGATCTGTGTTTGCACACAATCCAGCAATATCACCATTCAATGGTACAAATCTAAATAGGTCATTATACTTATCATACATATATTTGTATCCACTATCGAACACTACATAAGATGATGATGGACATTCGTCAAATGCATTTATCACATTGTCTGTCTGTGTTGTAGAACTAGTTAATCCTACAGTTGCAGAACGGAAAGGTGATACAAATGCAACACAATCTTTTCTTTTTTCTACTAATGCAGTTAACATAGTTACATGGGTATCTTGTGATGATTGAGTATCAGCTGCACCACCACCTCGTCCACCAAGAACTAGATTAATATCTAGTGATTCTGTATCTTCAAATCTATCATATCCAGTTTCATACTCACCAGCAGTTACTGCATAATCATCAGTTCCACCAGATAAATTACTGATTGTTGGAGCACCTAGTCCAGCATATCCAGAAGTTCCATCTTCTAAATCTATGTTATCTCCATTATCTGTTGAACTTCCATCTGTACCATCTAGTAAGAGTTTATCTCCAGCACCCTCTGTTGAAGAGTGTCTATCTAGTAATAAATCACCACCTGTTGTTCCATCAATATCTGTTCCCCAGTTTGTTCCACCAGAGTTATGATCCATCCAGTAAACAAATTCTGATTGTCTGTATATTGCATCTGGGTAATAAATACTATCACCTTGTGGTGACTTTGCAGTATTGTTTTTTGAGAGATTTGCAAATATTTCTAGAACACCATTTGTTCTATTTCCGTTTGAGTCTACATCAAAACCACTTATAAGTCCTTGTCTATCATAGACAACGATATGTAACTCGTCTGCTGTTCCTCTTCCATTTTGTGTTGCAAAATCTGATGTGCCTGGAGCTGCATCAAATAAATCGTAAAATCTCCAACGTCTACGAATATTTGTACCGCTTGAAACTGTATTTTGTAATCCAGCACCATTTACGTCATCTTTTAATTTGATTACGATAGTATCTGAACTACCACTATCATTAACCTGTGTTACTTCATATTCTTCACCATTTGACTCACCAAAGTTTACAATATCTCCAACACCAAATACACTTGCATCTGTAACTGATATTGTTGTTTGTCCTGCTGACTCTTCTGCACTTGTTGTTGTAACAGCAGTTTGTTCATAATCTGTTGCATCAGAACAGATGGAAACTCCTAATGAATTACCATGTATTCCAGCAGTTCTTGCAGCCCATTCACCGACAGAACCTTGTCCATCTGCAAACGACTCTAAATAATGTTCTGTATTTCTTATTAATAATCCTGTGCTACCAGCAGTTGAGTTTAAAATACCAGACTCCGTTCTAACAACTCTGAGTGAATCAGAGTATTGTAGAAAATTAGCTGCAGTATAGAAAGTCTCAAACTGATTACTAGTTGATTTAGGTTTACCAAATATCTTTACCAACTCTTCTTCTGAGGAAATACTTGTAACCTCAGATACAGGGCCCTTTTCAAACGCCCCTGCGATTGCACCAATAGATGTTGCAACGGCTGGTACGACATTAGTTAAATCGACTTCTTTGACTTGTACGCCAGGAGAAACTAAAAATGCCATAACTTTAACTCCTTCTAAAAATATCCTTTGACTATATTTATAAAAAAACAAGTTTACAAAACACTTGTTTTATATTCAAAAGTTATAAATAATAATATGAATGAACATTATAACAAATATAAAAACACTATCAAAAAAGTTGCAAGACGCCACAGATTATTAAAAGATAAATGGATTGCAGACTATCTTATGTCTAACTCCTGTTCTCATTGTGGTGAGTCTGAACTTATATGTTTACAATTTTACCCAGACGATAGAAAGATTAGAGCATTATCTAAAAAATCTGAGGATAAAACTGAAGTACAACAGTATATATCAAAAAACGAAATTGTATGTCGTAATTGTTTTCAGAAACTAGACTCTGATATTATTACCAGTTAGACTTGTAACTTCTTACTACTGGATTCCATCTTGTTCCATATTCATCTACCATTTGACCTACATTTTCTTCTTCTAATCCATCAACGATAAATCCAAATGGAGCCATATCTTGTTCTATCTGATCTTGTTGTTCTGCATACATCTGTTGTCTTATATCATTGTTTGTTAGTTCTTTGAAATAGGTTTGGTCTGTTGCCCAACCAAAGATAAACATACACGCAACTAAATCATCTGTGCAACCATCATCTGCTTCAAATGATGAACCTTTAAAAATAAATGTAGACAACTCATTAATACAATCAAAATCTTCTACAACTACCTTATTATCTTCTACCATCTGTTTTAAATTAGAACAACCTATTTTTTTTACTGCTTTTGTTGTTCGCACTCCTAGTTGAGC